ACGGCCAGGGCGATGCAGTTGAACATCCTAAAATCCAAACCTACAAAGCAAAGTCAAAGCCGTACAAAGAACCTGATTTCTTGCGGAATTACAGATTAGCAAGGGAAAGGTTCTTTTGGAAAAAATACCCAGAGCAAAGGGCGGATATTGAGGAAAAAGTAAAATTAATGCAAAAAGAATGGCAAACGCAGGACAAAAGAAAATCTTAAATCATGGGTCGTTGTTTTCCGGGATTGGTGGATTTGACCTTGCAGCTGAATGGATGGGATGGAATAATATTTTTCATTGTGAATGGGTATCAAGTAAACAAGAAATATTAAAAAAAAACTTTCCTAATAGTGATAGTTATGGAGATATACAACAATTTAACGGAAAAAAATATAAATCATCAATTGACATTCTTTCTGGAGGATTCCCATGTCAAGACCTATCAATCGCAAATCAATCAAAAAAAGGAGATAAGAGCATTAAAGGCGAAAGATCGGGACTATGGAAAGAATACGCTCGTATTGTGGGGGAAATTAGACCTGGAATTATCGTCTTTGAAAACAGCCCAATGTTGCTTAGTAGAGGATTTGAAGTCGTCTTATGCGACCTTTCCAAGCTCGGGTATAATGTTGAATGGAGATTGTTTTATGCTACCCAATTCGGATTTCCGCACCGCAGAGAAAGAATTTACGGAGTGGCCTACGCCCGCGTCAAGCGATGGAAAAATATTATTGAGCAAGGTGGAATCTTACAAAAAGTATTATCGGAACGGTCACCAAGACAAATCCCTGTATCAATTCCACTTAAACGGTTTAACTGCAATTCAAGCTATGAAAATGTACGAATGGATGATGGGTTTTCCAAAAAATTGGATAAAGACCTTATACATGGATTCGGAAATGCCGTAGTGCCAGAAATTCCATATCAGATTTTTAAAGCAATTGAAAGAAATTTTTAATTATGAAACCAGACCACACCAACCCCCTATCCCAATACAAATCCCACAAAGCGTACAAGCCAAAGATTCAACATGAATGGTCGGCACAGTTAGCGTTTTGTAAATGGTTAAAGCTGCAACATCCTGATATTCGTTTTCGATCAGATATTCAGTCAGCCGGGAAGCTATCGCCACAAATGCAAAACATTAAGCTGATTATTGATCCTTGGAGAGCATGGCCCGATATTGAAATTTATCACAGATGCGGCGATTATTGCGGTTTAATGATTGAGATGAAGCGCATAGATTCCGGGACCTTTCTAAAGGATGGCAGTTTATCAAGTCAAAAGCATGTGCAAGAACAAGCGGAGATGCATGAGTTTCTTAGGGGTTTAGGCTGGTCGGTTTGCTTTGCCGAAGGCTTTGAGGAAGCGAAAAGAAAGTTTGAAGAGTATTTAAATATTTGATTTACAATTTGTAAATTGCACTATGAATAAAGAACTTACGATTGATCCTAAAAAGCTATACACAAAGTCTGAATATTCCAAAGCATATCAGATAAGTAGGCCGACCATCGACAAGCAAATTGATGATAGGACATTAAAAACTATTCAAGTAAACGGCACTATATTAATAGTTGCTAAATAATTATTTTGGCTATAAACTTTTACAAATTGTTAAAAATATGAGCAAACTTGGCTATACATGGTATGCAAAAGACTTTGCAAGTGATCCCGATGTCATGTTAATGACTGCCGCAGAACGTGGCATTTATAGAGATTTAATCGACTTGGCTTATCAAACAAATAATACAATTAAATATTCGATTGAAGCATTAAGTCGGTACACAAATGGCGAAATTGAGGACATAAAAAACGTGTTAAAATTAAAAGGTGAATTTAAGAACGGATCTTGGAGAATACCTTCCTGTGATAAGCGTTTACTAATAATTAAACGTAATTATGAAAACGGAAGTAAGCCAAAACGAAGCCAAACTATAAGCCAAAACGAAGCCAAAAATCAAAAAACGGCAAGCCAAAAGCCGAAGCAAATAGAAATAGAAACAAATACTAAAGTATTTGTTAAGAAAGGACATCCGCTTTTTGCTTACCCCGTTGGGGACGCAACGCGGATGCGCTACGAATTAGATCCTGAGTTTAGAAAAAAATTTGATCACGATTGTAAATTTCCGTTATGATAAAAAAGTTTACTCATATTGAAAAAGAACTTGACGTATTAAGGGTCGAAGGAATCCAACGCGGAAATGATACCGGGTTTAAATGCCTTGATCAATTATACTCTATAAAACCAGGTTCTTTTACTTTTGTTCTTGGACCTCCTCACTCAGGTAAAACAGAATTTTGCTTTGAGTTGCTTTTTAACCAGGCAGAACGATATGGGCGAAAATCATTAATATACTCTCCGGAAACTGGAAGCGTTGAGCAAATCTATGCAGAGTTAATTCATAAGCGATGCGGCAAACAAATATTTAAAGCTTTGCCAAATCACGTAACGGACAAAGAATATTTTGCAGCCATAAATTGGATTGATGAATATTTTGATGTAATTGACAGTAACGACAAATCCTATTCACTTGATGAGATTTACGGACTTTGCGGAAATAATCATTTAATCTTTGCAGACCCCTACAATGAGCTAAATCATGATATGACAAAATTTGGCACAAGGCAGGATTTATACATTGAGGATTTAATCGGAAACATGAGGCGGTTTGTTAGTAAAAATAAAAAGCACGTAATTTTAGCATTGCATCCATCTGTGCAGGAAATGACAGAGGATAAGGAAACAAAAAATAAATATTACGGCATGGCTACGGCCAGACAAGCCGCTGGAGGGCAGTCATTATTTCGTAAAGCTATGGGATGGATTAATATTTGGCGACCTCCGATATTCCTAAGGCAAGATGGGGTAGCTTACAAAGACAATGAGGTTATTGTCAATATCGAAAAAGCCAAACCAAAGGGATCTGCAAATAGAGGAACAACTTCTTTATTCTTTGACTGGAAGCGAAACCGATATTATGAGGAAATTGAAGGAAAACAAAGATTTGCATTTGAGCATGAAAAAGGCGAAAATTTATTATTACCGAATGATTTTAAATTACCAATGAATGAAAATTTTGATCAGCAGGAGGGCGATTTGTTTTGAGTAAGTTTATAAGCCAGTATGATGCAACCACAAAAGAGCTGCTTTCATCCCTAAATGCTGAGGTAGGTTTAACTTTTGCATGGTTAGAGGATACATTATACCCATCAATAAATTTGATGCGCTTAAAAAGCCTTATTTACGATATACAATCAGACGTAAAATTATTTGAGGATAAGAACGGACAAAGCGATCATACTAAAAAATCACTTGACCGTGCAAATGAATTGATTGATCTTGCAGACAAACTGGATAAAATTGCAAACCAAAATAATACTGCTCAGTTATTACTAAGGCATAATCATTTAAAAATGAGTGAGTTAATAAAAGAAAATAACCAATTAAAAACCAAATTAGAAGCAACTGAAAAAGCATGGAACAACTTATAGAAGATAAATATCTTGCAGCATCCTGGGGAATAATTGACAAAATGCAACCGGGTGAAATTATAATCCTTAAAGATTATGCGCCAAAGAATCCGGCCCTATTCATCCGCTGCATAAAACAACGGATAGATACTTTGAATGATTGTGAATTTAATGGGGATTATACAAAAATTAGAAAGTTATGAACACACACCAAAAAGCACTTGACAAATTCGGGAGTGACCAGCAACACTTAAAGCTTATTGAAGAAATGGCTGAACTTACACAAGCTATATTAAAAGATTCAAACATAGCCGAAGAGATAGCGGATGTGCAAATCGTTTTGGATCAGATTAAACTTATTCATCCGCAATGGATAAGCTGGGAGCAGGTTAAAATGCAGAGGCTTAAAGAGATTTGTAACTTTGAGGATTAAATGGATACCTTTGCAATGAAAATGCAGTGAAAAAATCAAATGTCCAGAGATAAAATCATAGCTGAGTTTTGGGAATCAAAATCAGTCAATGAGGCATTTGAAAAGATGCAACCGGTAGAACTTCAAGCGGACTTAAAAGCTGAGGTTTTTCTGGTTCTCTGCGAGATGGAGGAGGAGAAGCTAATCGGATTATATCAAAGGAATGAATTAAAATATTACATGGTCAGAATTATGCTGAACATGATCAAAAGTGACCGAAGTAATTTTTTTAAGAATTACAGAAACTTTGTCGAATTGCTTGAGAATGACCAGAAGATTGCAAGCGTAGAATCGGATCCTGAGGAAGCGTATCAAAAAATAGAATTACATTTACAGAACCTGCATTGGTATAACCGGGAACTTTTCAAGTTATACGCCTTAGATTTTAAAAAGAATGCCAAAGAGTTAAGCCGGAAGACTGGAATCCCTTATATGTCAATAGTCAGATCAATCAATAAGACGAAAGCCGAGATTAAAAAGAATATCAAAAAATGATTTTATCTATTATAACCGCAATCTGTGCATCGCTATTTTTTACGGAAATCCATAACTTTCACATTCGATGGAAAATCAATTTCAAGCCTTTTAATTGCGGAAGTTGTCTGGCTGCCTGGCTTTCACCATTACATTACTATGCACCTGAATTGATTCAAGAAATTACAAGCACTATTTTTATCGCTGGATTCTGTGCACCGATTCTAACAAGATTTATCTGGAGTTTATGGAAATAAAACAAGAGCACCGGGACTGGCTGATTGCTAATGAGAGCAATTACGAATGTGCGAAGAATGGGTATATCAGGAATTTAGATTTGCCGGTACTGCAAATGTATGAGCATATTTACAGATTGTACCTGGATCCTAACTTCCTGCTTTCTGTTTGGTGCGGAAATTGCAAATACGATATGATCATGCGACTTTACAAATGGTTTGAAAAACAATGAGAATACTTGCAATTACAAGCAAAACAAGCGGAGTTGGTTACCATCGTATAATGATGCCGATTGCAAACATGCAAAAAGATTATTGCTTAATGACCGATACAATTAGCGATGAAACCTTTGAGGGTAATTTCGATATTGTAATTATTAACCGAATGTTGGCAAACATAACGCCAGATCAGATGGATGCTTGGCGCAAAAAACATGGGTTTAAATTGGTAGTTGATAATGATGATTTCTGGCATTTAGATCCTTCGCATATTCTTTATGAAAGCTACAAGGCAAACAAAGTAACCGAGCAAATAATAGACTGGATTAGGATTGCGGATCTCTGCACTTGCACTCATGAACGATTAGCGGATGAGATATACAAGCTTAATAAAAACGTGGAGATATTGCCAAATGCAATTCCTTTTGGAGAGGAGCAATTTATTTTAGATAAAAAGCCTTCTGATCTGGTGCGCTTATTCTGGTCGGGATCTGGAACACATGGCAAGGATTTGAACATTCTGCGCAATCCAATGAAGCGGATAAACTTTCCGGTCAGGACTGTGATAG